CGAGGTGGGTTTCGGTCGCGTCGCGCGCGTCCGATTTCGTCCCGCGCCAGTCCGGCGACGCCCAGCAGTGGCGCGCGGTCTGGTTGTTGCGCGATTTGCACAGGCCGAGATCCTGCCACCCGGCCTCAGCTAGCGCGTGCTGCAGGGCCTGCAGGTTCAGCCTAATATGCTGCGGCGCCTGATTCTGCAGGCGATCCACCAGCGGCTGCCACGGGCCACTGATGACGCCGAGGCGGAATTCCTCGATGCGCTTTTCTATCCGATCCACCAACCACGATTCCGCGCCGCTGCGGCTGGTAGCAACCATGATCTGTTTTGCCTCGGTCCACGGCGGCGTGGCCCCGGGCGCGAAACGCGACACATCCCGCTGCCGCAAATACAGCGCCCCGGCCTGCAGGCCGCCCGCGGCGAACCACCCCCACAGGCGCGTAGATTCTTCCTCGGTCATTCTGGGCGCATCTGTCCACAAAACGTACCATCTGCGGTCATCTGACGGGATGGCGATAGCGTCGCGGTAGTTCGAAAACGCCAGCACCAGCGCCTGATTCCGCACCTGAATCGGATGCGCAAATTTCCGCTGCACTGAAAGCAATTCCGGCGGCGCTGCGAGAATCGGTTTTAGTCGGTTTTCCAGCGCTCTACGGTCCACGGCCTCGCTCTGCCGTAGTTCATTGAAAATGATGACCTCATTCTCGAGGTAATATCCCCATTGGTCCTGTAATTCTGCGGTTTCGACCGACGCGCAATTGGTTTTGTTTTCCCCGCCAATCGCGTAAAGCAGGGGCGCGATCATGCTGTCTTTCCCCGCGCCAGGCACTCCGCCGATCAGGATGGCGTGGTTAATTTTGATCCCGGGGCGCTGCACTTTGAAAGCGAAAGCGTCGAGCATGTGATTCCGCTCGGCTTCGTCGGGGATCAGTCGGGCTACGTGGTCTAGCCACGGTTGCGGGTCTATGCTGCTGGTGATCTGCGGTCTTCCGTCGCGCCACTTGTTGCCGAACGCCTGCCCCTGATGCTCGCACAGGGTTGACGCCCCAGGCGCATAGGTCGCGCCGGCCAGCACGCGGGCGCCCATCGCGGCGCGGTTTTCGTCGAAGCTGACGGACGCTTCGATCTTGCGCGCCGCGCCGCTGGCGTTGGTGTGTATCGAATGGCAGCGCACCCGCCGGTATAGCGCATTGAACGCCGAGCGGCTCACTTCGGTGCGCTCCACCAGATCGAAAAACCCGTCGTCGGGGACCATGTACGCCCAGCGGGCATACCATTCTGCGGGCTCCAGTGTGCTGACGTCCCGCGCTGCGACTGCCTGCTCTGCTGGCGTTTCCGGTGCAGGCTCGGGCGCTGGCGGCCTCCAGAGCGCAGCGCGCGGCGCGATCCAGGCCCGCGCGTCGGACCACCGGGTCCAGCCGCTATCGGCGCAGTCCCAGCCGTCAGGCTGGCCGGCAGGGTCGATGATCTTGACCTCGGCCGCTAGCGGCAGCAGGATCGCCGCCAGGCGCTCCATAGCCTCGATGCCGGCAGTGTCAGCGTCAGGCCACAGCAGAATCTTCCGGTTCCGCAGAACCTGCCAGTTCGCGCGGCCCAGCGCCTGCGCGCCCCCGGGCCAGGTGCATGAGACGTAAGGCGAGCCCGTCAGCCCTGCGGCAGCGTCGGCGGCTTTCTCGCCCTCGCAGATCAGCACCGGGTCTTCGGGTCTGGCCTCCAGTTCCTGCAGCCTGTACAGCGGCCTCGGCACCGGCCACTGGCCCATGCCCCAACCGTCAGCGGCGAACGTCCAGGGGACGATTTGCTTGCGCTCCCCAGGCGGGTCGTAGCGGGCGACGTAGCCCAGCGTGTCGCCGTTGCCGTCGAAGTACGTCCATATCTGCGACGGGTCGCCGAATATGGGATGACGGCAGTCGCAGTCCGCAGCCTCGCTGGGGGCCGGCGTGATCACCGTGCGCTGCGGTTTCGGCGGCCGCGCCGGCCTCGCTGGCGCTGCTGGCGTGCCGTCCAGTTGTCGGTACGCCTCTCCTAAATCGATCTCATGGATAGCCGCATACAGGTCGATCAGATCGCCTCCCTTGTCGCCAGTGGCGAAATCGGCCCAGCGGCCCGAAAGGAGGTTAACGCTGCAGGAGTCACCCTCGCCGCCGGCCAAGTCGCCGCAGACCCACTCGTGGCCCCTGCGCTTGCCGCCGGGCAGCCACTGGGGGACGAGGGTTTCCGCGCTGATGAGCAGGCGCTGTGCGAGTGCTGAGAAGTCGAGTTTCGTTGTCATTTCCCCTCCAAAACCGCCGGATCAATCACCTCGGCGCCCGGGATCCTGCCGGCCTGCGCATCCCGCGTCCGAGCCCTGATCCGCTCCTCGGCGCGGAACCGCTCGCTGTGCGTGACCGTGGCCAAGATGTCGATCATGGCGACCTCTAGGCACCGCAGCGCTGCCAGTTCCCCGGCCCGCACCGCCCGCGTCCCCGTCGCCTGCTGCCGGCGGATGATCTCTGCGCAGGCTGCCTGTGCGTCTGCGATCACGCCGTCGGGGTCTGCCGCCAGGCCCATGCGCGTGAGTTCCTCGGCCAGGTTGACGGCATCGAAGATCGTGCCCCACTGGTGGCGCTGGGCCTTGCCCTTGGCCACTGCGTCAAGGGCGTCGTGCATCTGCAGCGCCCAGACTGTGCGGTCGTCGCGGGTAAGTAGGGCGGCGCCTGTGATTGCCATCAGGTGCGCGGTTGGGTTTATGCCGCGGGGGCGGTAGGAGGAGCGTTTTCTCACGTCGCCTCCGATTCATTGAATTCCTGCTCTGCCAGCGAACACAGAAAGTCGCACTCAGGTGCGATGGCCTCTGTGACTGCATGATTTGCGGGTATTTCGTCAGTGAAAATGCGCTCATCATTAATGCGCGTCAATTTCGCACCAAGTGCGCGAGACATTTCCGACATTCTGCGGAATTGAATCGGAAACTCTTTTCTTACCAAGGCCCAATATGCAGGACTTGTGGCCTTAACGCACGGAATGCAGTTGGCATTCGGGAAGCCCATTGCATACACCCTTGGCGGCTGGATGCCGGCGCTCAGAATCATAGATAGGCACCCGGCCTTTGTGATTCCCCTGTCGATCAGCGGCGTAGAAATCTTCATATCGGGCCAGTTTTCCCGGAGAACCTTTGCCCGCTTTACATCGCTTGCGTCTGCGGTATAGCCAAAAACGTGAATGTCGTCAGGCTTCTGGAAGGCAAGTCGAGGCACAACCTTCAGTTCACTGGTGCATGGTGCCCCGCTGATTCCGCTCAAAAACTTTCTCTTTTCCCAGACATCCCAGGTGTCTTGCCACTTTTCGTTTTTGAGTTTCGTGACGCTCATGCCGAACCAGCGCTCGCAATCCAGCATAAAACGAGCATTGTCAAAATCCTCGCTGCCGGTATCGCAATATGCAATAACGTCCGGCTCCGACAGTTTAGTTGCCACCGCAGATGCGGCGCCACAAGAAAACCACGAAACTGTGCGGGTCATGCCCCCTCCAACAGCCTGACGGCATCGTCCACACTGCGGCAAACCCCAGCCACGCCCCCGGCCTGCCGGATCGTCTGCAGGAATTCCTCCTGCCCGGGGCGCATGCGCCCGGTGCGTGACTTGACCTCAATAGCTAGCGTGCGGCCGTCTTTCAGGACGCCCATGATGTCGCTCATGCCGCGAGCGGTGTTCGCACGGATGTACCGCGTCGAGCCGTCCCGGTTGCGCTCCGCGAAGGTGCCGGAATTCTGCCGCCAGTGGCTGGCAACCTTCGGATGATGCCGCAGCAGCGCCAAGATCGCCCTCAGGATCTGCGCCTCTGACGGCTCGCCGCTGGGCTTCGCTGGGGCGCGTTTCGGGGGCTCGGGCGGGATCGGCAGTTCACGCCGCGGCTTGCCCCAGATGGCGGCGAGAGTGTCCTCGCTGCGCTGGTGGTCTTGCATGACCTCGCGCAGGGTGCGGCGGCCTCTCATCGCTTCGCCCCTTGCGCGCACCGCGCCGCATACGCCCAGACTGACGGCGCCTGCTCATACGCCTGCCGAGCGGTCACACCTACCTCCGCTTCGCGCGTCGCCCGATACCAGACGTTGTTTTTGTTGATCGCGTCCGCGACCACGAAACCGGCTTGCTTCAGATGCAGCAGGTATCTGTTGGCGGCGTTCTTCTGCACGCCCAAGTGGGCGGCCACGTTTGCCGTCGTCACCGGCTGATAGTTCATGACGATGTTCAATGTGTCGCGTTGTCGGGGGGTCACGTTGTCCTCCTGTCGGGGCCGCAAGTGTCAGCCCGCCGACTGCCGGCAGTCAACCGGCGCAGAATGACCCCGCAATTCTGTCAACAATAGTCACGTGGCGGCACAAAGTGGCATGATGCGTCGGCGCCGATGCGAGCGCGAAACAGGAGTCCAGACAATGTACACGACAACCTACGGGCCTGGCGATGAAGCCACGTGGCCCGCATACCCTCCCGGCTACAACGGAGACCACCCAAACGAAGCCGAGGCCCGCGACCACCTGCTGGCCTGCCCAGCAGACTGGCAACTGTGGTTCTCGGTTGTTTCGCAAGCCCGCGAGGGCGCCGCGTTCGACGTCATGAACGTCCGCGAGGAAGACATGGCATCGGCTCACGCCGACGTCCTGCTGGCGTGCGTTTTCGCCGGCACCCGTGCGCAGGCTGATGCGGCTCGGTTTGAGCTGCAGAACCGATTCCTGCGAGATAACGAGCACCGCATCCAGCAGATTGCGGACGCGATGTTCGCGTCTAGCGAGCCCGATTCTGATCCGTATGACTGGGAGGTCTGAGATGACCATGACCACAATTCACGCCCACCAGATCGTCAGCGTGCGCGCCGACCGGCGCATCAGCGCTGAGGGCTACACCTGGCGGCACATCGTCCTGACGGACGCTGACGGCCGAGAGACCAAGATCGCGCTGTTCCCTGCCAGCGAGGGCAAGCCCGAGCAGATCAGCATCATTGACGAGGAGCGGACGGAATGATCCTCGAAACCGCCACCCAGCGCGACGCCGACTGGTACGCCGCCCGCATCGGCAAGGCCACGGCGTCCCGGTTCAAGGACGCCATTGCCACCAAGAAGCAGACTGAAAAGCAGAAGAAGGACAACCTGCCCGGCGACCCCATGCAGGCGCAACTCGACTATCTCACCGAACTGGTAGTCGAGCGCCTGACGCAGCAACCAGTGCAGCGTTACGCTACCGCCGCCATGACCTGGGGCACCGAACAGGAGCCGGCAGCGCGCGCAGCCTACGAGCGCGTCACCGGCATCAGTGTCGAGGAAACGGGCTTCATCGCCCACGACACCCTGCTGGCGGGCTGTTCGCCTGACGGCTTGGTGGACTGGGACGGTCTCATCGAGATCAAGTGCCCGTTCAACAGCGCCGTGCATATCGAAACGCTTCTGAACGGCATGCCGTCAGAGCACGCCGCGCAGGTGCAGGGCCAGATGTGGATCACTGGCCGCCAATGGTGTGATTTTGTCTCCTACGATCCCCGGATGCCTGAGCCGCTGCAACTGCACATTCAGCGGATCAACCGTGACCCTGGCTTCATTGCTGACCTGGAAGCCCGGATCACGATTTTCCTGCAGCAGGTCAGCACCCAAGTCGAGGCGCTGCGGCGTCTCGCGGAGCAAAGAAAATGAGCACTGAGAAGCCCAAGCGGCCCTACGTCCGCACCGTCAAGGTCTACGTCGTGAGCCACCCCGACCACATGGACCGCCTGATCCGCGCCATCTCCGGTCCAGAGGCGATCCGCTACGCATC